GTTCCGCCGAACCCGAACGACCCCGCGGACGTTCCGCCTGCGACTGTCGGGCCGCCGTCGGCGCGTCCCGGCGACCCGGACGGCGTCGTGTTCGATTTCGAGCCGTCCGCGCCTGCCGTGCCGCCCCCGCGCGTGACGGCGTCCGCCTGGTCGGGCTGGCCCGCCGACTGGTGGCCGCCGCTGTGGAACGGCCACGCCCAGAAGCTGACCGACACCGCCTGGATGTGTATCGACCTGAATGCGTCCGTCCTGGCGACGATGCCGCCCTACCTCGTCAACGCCGCGCCCTCGCTGTCGGCCGAGTGGCTGGGCAATCCCGACCCCGAGGTCTACTCGTCCTGGGAAGAGTTCGCTAAGGCCCTGTTCTGGGATTACCACCTGGGCGAGGCCTTCGTCCTGTCGACGGCCCGCTACTCGACGGGCTGGCCCGCCCGCTTTCACATCGTCCCGCCCTGGGCGGTCGAGGTCGAACTGGTCGAGGGCCTGCGTCGCTATCGCATCGGCTCGATCGACGTCACGAGCGACATCCTGCATCTGCGCTACCGATCGAGCGTCGACCAGGCGCGAGGCGAAGGGCCGCTGGACGCAGGCGCGGGGCGGCTGATCGCGACCGAGGTCCTGGCCCGCTACGGGATCGGGCTCGCGTCGCAGGGCGGCATCCCGTCCTCGATCCTGACCCACCCCGAGGAACTGAACGCCGAGCAGGCCGCCGCCCTGCAGGCGCAATGGGTCCAGGCGCGGATGTCGCGGCTGGGCGAGCCCGCCGTCCTCTCGGGCGGCATCACCTGGCAGGCGACGCAGATGAACGCGCAAGAGATGGCGCTGCTCGACCTCTTGCGCTTCAACGAGTCGCGCATCGCCGTCCTGCTCGGCGTCCCGCCGTTCCTCGTCGGGCTCCCCGCCGGCGGCGACCCGATGACCTACAGCAACGTGACCCAGGTCTTCGACTTCCACTGGCGAGCGGGGCTCCGACCGAAGGCGGCGGCCGTGATGGCGGGACTGTCCGAATGGCTACTTCCGCGCGGGACGCGCGTCGAGGTCAACCGCGACGCCTACATCCAGCCAGAGCCGCTGCAGCGGGCACAGACGGCCCAGATTCTGAACGGGATCGTCGACGCGGACGGAAATCCCGCCCTCACGGTGGAGGAAATCCGGGCGGCCGAACGGCTTACGAACTCGACGCCGACAGACGTCAGTCAGGGGGGGTTGCGATGAACGAGGACCTGCGCTTTCGCATGGCCGAGACGATCGGGGTCGACTTCCCGAAGCGGACCATCGAACTGATCGTCACGCCCTACGAAGTCGAGGCGACCGTCCCCTTCAAGGGGCGGATGGTGACCGAGATTTTCGACCGGGGCGCTTACGACGGAATCCAGCGACGGGCGAATCGCATCCGCGTCAACCGCGACCACGTCGCCGAGCGGACGGTCGGCCGCGCGATCGCCCTGCATCCCTCGCGCGACGTCGGGCTGGTCGCCGAACTCCGCATTGCCCAGACGACGCTCGGCGATGAGACGCTAGCGCTCGCCGACGACGACTGCCTCGACGCCTCGGCGGGCTATCTGCCGATGCCTGGCGGCGAAGTCTGGGAGACGCGAAACCGCGTTCGCATCACGAAGGCATGGCTGGGTCATATCGCGCTGGTGCCCGAGCCCGCCTACGCAGACGCGAAGGTCCTCGCCGTCCGCAGGGCCGAGGCGGCGGTCGAGGGCGAGCGCATCCCGACGCCGAATCTGGACGCCGTCCGGGCCTGGCGGCTGGCCGATCAACTGGCCCAGATGGAAGCGCGGCGGGTGACGCTCGACTAGGGGGCCGCGAGCCGGGACGCCTCGCGAGCACCCCGACCCGCGCTTACGGGGCCATGACTCCATGCGTTTTTGGCCCACCCCGCGCGTCAGCTTACGACAAATTGAACTCTCGGCAGGGCCTGGCTACCCTGGCCGCAGTAACGCCGAGCTACCTCCCGTTGTAGACCGCTGGGCGGGCCGGGAGTTGCGGGCCAGGTGTTGCGGCTCATGAGCGACCGCTGTCGTCGTCTCGCTGCAACGGAGGACCCGCAATGCCCAGAAAGACCGACCAGATGCTCGCCCGCTACGTCGGCGAGATTGAGGAACGCCAGCAGTTCATCGACGGGATGGTCGAGGCCGCGCAGGAAGACGGCCGCGACCTGAACGAGCAAGAGCTAGAGCTAGTCACCCGCGCCCGGGATCGCATCGGCGAATGCAACACGATGATGCAGCCGCTGGAAGAGGCGCGGCGCATCGGGGCCGAGTCGAGCGAGCGCATCGCCTCGATCGCCCGCTTCATGCAGGCCGAGGACAGCCGCCCGCGCGAGGTCGAGTACCGCTCGGCGGGGGCCTACGTCCTCGACCGCTGGCGGGCCGGGCTCGGGCACGAGGAAGCGAGCCAGCGCCTGGACGTCTTCCATCGCGCGGCTGCCCATCAGACGACCGCCGATAACCCGGGCCTTCTGCCCGAGTCGATTCTCGGTCCGGTCGTTAACTTCATCGACGCGGCCCGCCCGGTCGTGTCGGCCCTCGGCCCGCGTCAGCTTGCCTCGGGCTCGTGGTCGCGGCCGAAGGTCACCCAGCATACGAACGTCGCCGCGCAGTCGGCTGAGAAGGCCGAACTGGTCAGCCAGAAGATGGTCATCGGGAAGCTGCCCGTCACGGCGGTCACCTATGGCGGCTACGTGAACGTTTCCCGTCAGGACATCGACTGGTCCCAGCCGCAGGTGATGGATATCGTCATCGGCGACCTAGCGGCGATGTACGCGAGCAAGACCGAAGACGTCGCCGTCGACGCCTTCGCGGCAGCCGCTACGGCCGGGACGACGATCCCGACCGGGACGCCGACGCCCGAGTCGGTCGCAGGGGCCATCTGGGCGGCGGCTGGGACGGTCTACGCGGGCACGAAGGGCCAGGGGCGAGTCATCGCTGCAGCCCCGCCCCAGATGCTCGGGCTGATCGGTCCGCTCTTCGCCCCGATCAATCCGACCGACTCGCAGTCGCAGGGCTTCCTCGCCAGCAACTTCGGCCAGGGGGCCGCAGGGGCCATCGCCGGGATTCCGGTCTATGTGACCGTCGGCCTGGCCGACAATACGATGCTCGTCCTGTCGACGGCGGCGGCCGAGGTCTACGAAGACCGGATCGGTTCGCTGCAGGTGGTCGAGCCCTCGGTCCTCGGCGTCCAGGTCGCCTATGCGGGCTACTTCGCGCCGCTGGTCATCGACGCGGGGGGCATCGTCAAGATCACGAAGACGCCGTAATGGGCACCGTCTGGGATGCCCCGAATCAGCAGGTCGTAAGGCCCGACGGCTCGGCCCCCTGGGATGAGGGCTCGGGCGGCTCGTCGGCGACGACCGGCCTAGAGGCGATGACGAAGGACGAGCTACTGGGCCTGGCCCGGTCGCTCGGGGTCACGCCTGCGAATACGGCCACGAGCAAGGGCGACCTGATCGCGGGCATCGAGGCCGCGCAGTCGGCACCGCCGCCCGAGGCCGAACCCGAAGGGGCCTAGATGGCCTACGCGACGCTGGACGAGTTCAAGCGGGTGATGCGACTGGACAACCCGACGCCCGAGGCCGAGGCGGCGGCCCAGCGCTGCCTCGACGCGGCCTTCCACGAAATCAGGGCCTACCTGTCCTGGCTCGACACGGTCCCGACACTCGGGGATGACGAACTCGCCCTACTCGCGACGACCAACATCGACCGGGCCGCAGAACACTGGCGGCTGACGCCCTACGGGGCGCTCAACACCGGGGCCGATCTTCCTCCCGTCCTGACGGCCCGGGACTCGTGGTATCGCCACGCCCGGAAGCTGGCCCCGTTGAAGACGTCCTGGGGGGCGTCGTGAGCCTGCGGTCGGCTATCGACGACATCGCGGCGGCGCTGATCCCGCTGCAGTCCGAGGTAGCCGACCTGCAGGTCACAGCCTTTTGGAACGACCAGCCGAGCCCGCCGAGCCTGGACGTCTATCCGGGCTCGCCGTTCATGAGTACCGCCGCCTTCGACCCGAAGTCGGCCGAGGTCTTCATGACCGTCAGGGCTCGCGTACAGATGGCCGACGTCGAGTCGGGACAGGCCCTGCTCGTCCGCCTGCTCGACACGAGCGACCCCGCGTCGGTCGTCATGGCCCTGGCCGCTGTCGACCTCTCGGTCGTCTCTGAGGACGGCGTTAGCGGCTTCACCCAGTACGCAGACGACAACGCCGCAGTCGAGCGAATGCTGGGCTGTGAATGGCGGGTGAGGACGTACCTATGACCCGTTACCAGGTGACCGGGACCCTCCCGTTCCTCGGCCATCAGCCAGGCGAAACCTTCGACGCCCACCTGACGCCCGACCACGAGCAACGCGCGAAGGCGCGGGGCTCGATCCGCGTCGTCAAGCGCGACGACGACGACAAGGCGAAACAGAAGGGGGGCGACGATGCCTAAGGGCACCGCGCTGAAGGACTTCGTCGAGGTCGACGGCGAGGACCTGTCGAACATGGCCCGAGCGGTCGTTTTCGCGTCCGAGCATGAGCGCATCGACGTTTCGGGATTCTCGGCCTCGGCCTTTAACGAGTACGTCGCCGGGACGACCGAGCAGACGCTGACGGTCACCTTCTACGGGGCCTGGGCGGCTACCGAGACGTACGCGATCCTGTGGCCGCTGCATAAGGGCCGCGACGTCTTCGTCATCCGCTGGCGGCCCGACCAGACGGCGGCCGTCGGCCCGGGCAATCCCGAGCTATCGGCGAACGTCCAGTTGCTGACCTTCGGGGCACCGAACCGGACACGGGGCGAGGCCGAGACGTTCGACGCGACCTTCACCTGTGCCGACGACGTCGGCTTCGACTTCAGCGAGACGCCGGGTCCCTGATGGCCCAGGGGCAGACTGTCGTCGTCCGAGGGCTGGACGACTTCCTACGCGCGACCGATCGGGCCGACCGCGAGTCGAAGCGCTTCGT